ATCGCCATCAGCAAAATCAATCGGGCCAGATTCCAAAAACACCGGGTCACTGTCGTGGCCGTATCCCGTTTCATGGCGATACACCGCGCTGTTACCAATCCACCAAGGATCTTGGAACGCGCCACTATCCGCGCCATTCGTTCTAGTCAAATCGCCGATCAACCAATGGTTTTCACGATAATCGTAAGCAACGTAACGATTGCACTCATCAGAACCGTTCGCTGGGTAGAACCACCACACTTCGTTAAATTTTTGGTTGGCAACGCACCAGCCATGACTGACCTTTGAGCGATTCAACTCAGTAAATACCTTGTCATGGACATCACACGGCAGTACTCGAGCCTGCGTCCCGTCATACGCAAAAAAGTTGTTTTTGCCCATCCAAAAGGCACTTGGCCCTACAGACGCCAAAAGATTTTTACCTAATAGACCACAGGAATCGCCAATCTTTTGGAACCCAAACACGGTAGGCGGGCCTTGATATGTAGCCGTCCAGCAGTCAGTAGTGGTCAATAACAGCGTTCTACCGCGCACTGGAACGCCAGCCATTAACGATCCAGACGTTTGTAGCTCTATATCGCCAGCCTCGTTGGTGACTCTAGGCTCCCACTCATAAAGGTTTTCGCGGTCGCACCACTGGACTTTTCTCGGGTTGGCCCCAGCACGGAGCGCAAACACGAACCGCTCACCTGTCACGACCAATCCATAATTTGATGTTGGCACTTCTGATGGGTTTGCTGAACCACCAGAATCTACCACCAGCGAGTTTGCAGAAACTTTTGTCATGGGCGTAGTCGTAGGGGCTAATGCCCACGCTGACATATCTAATTCATAAATGTGGCCGTCTGAGTTAGAGACAGCCAGCAAATCTTCCCCCCAATTTGACAGGCTCCATATGGTGGCTTCCGCAACGGAAAAGTCTTCCTCTCTTTCCACGCCATAGTTGCCACTGCCATAGGTAGAACCGCCATACGCGGTGTTTTGGGACGCATTCGCCGTGCCTGACGGTGTTGGACTGGGGGTAACGTCGTAACTCACACCATTGCCGTTGACTACTGCAATTTTGTTGTACGCAGCAGCGGCGAAATACGGGTTGTTTGAATTGTTGACCCACGCTACAGCAGCACGATACTTACGGTCGGCCTTATAAACTCTAAAGTGAGAAATTACCCCGACCGCGCCACCGAGAAAATTGATGCCCGTATTCGCGGAGTTAACTAACGTCCCTGTGTTGATTGTCTGCGTGATCCGGGTAACGCCGTCAACAGCAGATGCCGCTATGGCGGTGCCAACCACCCCGTTCAGCCTTGGCGTGACAGTGCCGCCCGTCAAAGAATTAAACGTAATTTCTACAAAATAGTCGGTGCTTGCTTCCAGGGCGCTATATTCATTGCGAGATACCTGACCATACTGCGTACCCGCCGTACCGCCAATGTTGAATGTGATTGTGCCATCGGAGGTGCTTTGCGTGAGCGTTCCATTCGTAGTGCTAATAGTCCACCCTGTACTGCTTTTAAAGTCACCGTTCGTAACAAGCTGTTCAATGTCTGCAAAATACACCCAGCCACCGACCGGCTGCGCCGAATTGTTATTCCAGCGCACAAGGCTTGCATCCAGCCAGCGACCCTTTGAGTCTAGCTCGTTTCCGTGGTTGTAGACCCCGGCTGGTATGTCAACCTTGACTAAAGGCATTACGAGCTAAACCCCACAAACGATCCATAAAGCGTAGACCCGACTTTCCATAGCTGAACCCAGTTGTCGCTGGTTGCATGCAGGCTCGGCGCACTGCCATATACCCACTCCATTGTCGGCCAGGTCACAGTGTCTGAGCCTACAGATGATATTTGCAACGTCACAAACTGGCCGGTAGACAGGCCATCTGTAATCGTGACGTTGCCGGTCATAGCAATAGTTTGAATCGTGCCATTTGTCGCAGTAATGTTGATCGTTCCCGACGCCCCTGCAGAATGCACCTCCTCCGTGATTGCACCGTCAATATCAATTGACACCACACCTGTAAGGGTAAGACCGTTCGCTGTCAGACCATTGATGACAATATCAGTGCCTGTCCCGTTAAGGATTGCATCCAAATTTGTCCAATTGGTATTAAGTTTAGTACCCCACGCATTGGCATCACCGCCAACTGAGGGCAAGTTGAAGTTGAAGTTCGTTGTCGTCGTCATAACCTAACTCTACGTTGTGTTCGTTGATGGATATTGCCTGCGTTGGCCGGGCCAAATCAACCTTACCGCACCATGATCTCCCGCAACTCCTACCGCTCCAGCATCTGGATTAAGGTATCGAGCGCCTGATGCAGTTGGGCCACCGCCACCATAGCCAACAGTTCCGCCGCTGACGCCTGAGTTCGATGACCCTACGCCGCCAGAAGCGCCTAGCGTAGACCCACCCGACCCACTTGTGCCTGACCCAAATATTGCTGTGCCGCCACCGGCCCCGCCAACGCCTGTAGAGCCATTAAGAGATCCGCCTACTGCGCCCGATACTCCGCCACCACCGCCGCCACCAGATCCACTACCGCCAGCATCTTGCTGCCAATCCCCGCCAGAGCCTCCGGTGCCTGTGTAGCCTCCCGCTCCTCCGCCGCCGTTGCCTTCTCGGTTGTCTGTTCCTAATCCGCCTACACCGCCACTGTTTGACCCAGAGGACAATGCGTTGCCGTCAATGAATGATGCGTCATTGCTTGCGCTGTTGCCGCCACCATCACCGCCAGCCGCTCGGTACAATAGCGTGCCACCCCTGGATATAGTCGTTGCGCCACCATGACCACCCGCTGCACCACCAATGGAATACTGCCCAGCAGTCCCTCCTGCGCCGACCACTACAGTCAGAGTCTCACCAGCAGTCACCAAAAACGTAGCGTACACGAGAGAGCCGCCTTGACCTCCCTCTGGGTCTAAATAAAAATTCCCAGAGCCGCCTCCACCGCCGCCAATTAAAACCGCTGAAATCATGTTTACACTTGTCGGCACGGTAAACGAGTATGTGCCAGCCGCAGTATACGTTTGCTCTGCATCAGCAATTAAACCTTGGCCTGCAATCAATGCTCTAAACATCAATTAACCCTATCATCATTAGTTTCGTGGGGCAGTAACTTGTCTGTCCACGTTGCTGACCCTTCTGTCACAGATGTCCACGAGTCTGACGGCTCAGTAATATTTGTCCAAGAATCTGATGGCTCAGTTTCTAGCTCCCACTTCAGCCTGCTGCTAACTTGCATTTGGCTGGTTGCAATCATTTTTGCTGATTGTCGAGTAAAGGTGATTGACAACGCCGATTTTTGTGCGCCCGTGGCTGATATAGCGGCTGCGGAGCTTACGGTGATTGGCGCTGCTATAAGCGCCGTGCCTGTGCCTGCGGCCTTGAATGCCTGAAAAATACGGCGTATTGCCGCCACATCTGCGACAGAAGTTGCTTGCGTTCTGTAACCTGTATCTAGCGTTCTTACTGCACCGATTGCCGCAGTGCTCGTTCCCACAGCAGCTGCCGCTATAGAGCTAATGTCTCCCTCGGCGTAGCCCGCGACCCAGTAGTTTTCAACGCAATACTGACTCACATTGCACCTACCAAACGCAGCACACCTAAAATTACTGTGGCACCAAGCCCAATTGCGAACATAATTATCACGCTATCTAAAATTAATCGCTTTCGTTTGCGCTGCTTATATATTGCCTCTTCCCGTTGTGCCTTTATTTTTCGGCGCAACATAATCATTTCTTGATATGTCTCTACGCCATACGCCCACACGATTAGCTCTCGGATGTTCTTTTCCTGCTCCTGCAGCTTTTTTTTCGCTATGGTCGCGTTGAGCGCCTGTTGCTCAATTGACTGACCATCGAACAGCTTTTTGAAGACTCCGGGTGATTCTGCTTCCTTTTCAGCTTGTTTAATATCTGATGCGTAGGTGTACCACGCGCCGAGCTTTTGCGCGACGGCCTCTATCTCTGCGCCCTGGTTGACTAGCGTCTGTATACCCTTGAAGGTCGTAGACGCCATAGCAATCATGGAAAGCGGATCCATTAGTCATCGCTTTCGACTTCTGGCTCGACCTGTTGCTCGGCCTGCTCTTTGATTTTTGTAACCAGCGGCCATGCGCCGGTTTTTGTAGGCAAATCGCCCAGCACCTGCAAAATGGCGTTAATTTCTTCTGCGCTCAACTCTAGCTGAATCATTGTGCGATACTCTTATGAGTTTGCGTCAATAGCATCTTGCAACACAGAAGTATCTTGTGCGTCAGTCCAATAGGTCTTAGCAACCATAATCTCTAGATGCTCAACATTGCGTGATACGCAAGCAGTCCACTCATCATCTGACAACTGTTCTGGTTTATCAGAATTAAGTAGGTTTACAGAGTCCATAGCGGCGTCGTAATGTGCTTGGATTTCCTCTGCTGTCAAAGTTTCTTGACTCATTTTTAGCCTCCGCTCTCCAATGCTGTAACTTTGGCAGATAGCTCTTGTATAGCTTTAATCAGAGGGTATATAAACATTTCTTGAGAGACACCCTGAATGCCAGAGTCTTCAGTTTCATGCCATCCCCCAAAATCAGTAATGTTGTGCTTGTCAAGAGCCTGTTTAACTTCTTGAGCAATCAGCCCGTACATCTTTGAGGCGTACTCTGCTTCTGTTTTATCAGCATCATAATCTGGCAAAGTGTTATCGATTTCAGACTTTGCCTTCCATTTGAATGTGACAGGTCTTAAATCGTTAATAAACGCTAAACCACAATCTGTGTTGTCTTGAATGTCTTTTTTGTATCTTTGATCTGAAACACGAGTCCAAGAAGCATTAGCTCCAAACTGATTATAAACACGGTCGTTACCAGTACCAGTTCCAAATGTAAAGTATCCGCTACCTACTCCCGCGGTGTTGTATCCCAAAACAATAGAATTGAAGTGCGTATTAGCGCCTGTCTCCGCATTATATCCTAGACACGTATTACCGTATGCCCCTGCATCGCTAAAGTTATTTCCTGCAAGATAGCCAACGCAAGTATGTCCACTTCCTGTCGTGTTGCTGTAACCCGCTTGATAGCCTATAAAAACATTATAGCTAGAAGTGGTAGAAGAATAAGCAGCGTAATTACCCATAGATACATTCGTAGTACCTGAGCTACATAAATATGCTGCTGAGTAACCTATCGCTATATTATGGTTCGTCGTTGTTTGAGTAAATAAAGCAGTTGTTCCTATTGCCGTATTATAGCTACCAGTTGTACCGTTTTCTAAAGCTGAGTAACCTATCGCAGTATTATAAATCCCTGATGTGTTATCTTGGGCAGCAGCGTATCCAACTGCTATATTACCGCTTGCAGTATTGTAATAAAGTGCGTTATACCCTACTGCGGTGTTATAACCTCCTGTAACATTAGTAAGTAAAGCTCCGTGTCCAAACGCAGAGTTGTAGCTTCCTGTGGTAGTCTTTTCTAGGGCGTAGAAACCAACAGCAGAATTTCTTTCTCCTGTAGTATTATCATTTAAAGCCTCATGTCCAACTGCGGTATTCCTGTCGGCTGTGGTGGTGTTTTGTAATGCGCCTCTGCCCACAGCAATATTATAATCGCCAGTTGTAAGCTCATATAAAGATGCTTGCCCAAAGCCAGTATTGTTTGTACCTGTAGTTACTGATCTTAGAGAATTAGCACCCACAGCCGTATTGTTAGAACCTGTGGTGTTAGCCGTTAAGGCTTCATGTCCAATTGCTGTATTATAAGTTCCGCTAGTTACGGCATCAAATGCAGTGTCGCCTAATGCTACGTTGTAGCTACTAACAGGGTAATTGCCATCAAGCTTAAGAGTGCCATTTACGTCTAGAGTTGCTGCAGGTGACGTTACTGCAATTCCCACGTTCCCCGACGCATCGATCCTTAAACGCTCAGACGAACCTGTGCTGAACGCCATCACGTTTGCATTCCCAGCATCCGGGTCTACAGCTATTTTCCCTGTCGCCGTGCCGCCATTGTTTTGAAAAAATATTTGCGCTCTGCTATTTGATGAGGATGATGATTGAAAAATCATCCCGTTGTCATCTGATTTGAGATGCAAAATTCCGCTCGGGCTTCCACCGATTCCTACGTTACCAGAGCTATTTATGGTCATGCGGGTTGTGCCAGCAGTACCAATCAGCATTTCATCGGTTCCGCTGTTGTTATGGTTGTACTGGAAGAATCCCCTGTACTGCTCGTTACCTGTCGTGCCATCAGCAAAGTACAAAGCACCATAACCACCAGATGTAGAATCACTAACTACTGTAATGCCTCCAGCAGTACCAGTGTCTACAACAAGCTCTGGAGCATTGGTATAGGTTGCAGGGGATGTAGTACCAATACCTACATTTTCTGAGCTATCAATTGTAATAGCTACAGCATCAGCATTATCGTCGATGCCATTTGAAGTAAACGTAGTAAAGGTGCCTGCAGCGGCTGTAGATCCTCCGATAGTTGTGCCATCAATGTTTCCACCGTTTACATCGGCGGTAGGGATAGTAACCGTACCTGTAAAAGTTGGTGACGCTACAGAAGATTTAGCATTTAACTGGGTTTGGATAGCAGAAGTAACGCCATCAACATAGTTAAGTTCTGCTGTCGTAGCCGTAACGCCGTCAAGAATATTAAGCTCTGTAGCTGTTGCAGTAACTGCTACATCTTCATTTATTTTGGGGGATGTTAAAGTTTTGTTTGTCAGCGTGTCAGTCGTTGCCCGGCCTACCAACGTGTCAGTAGCCGGTGGCAGCGTCAGCGTGACGTTACCGGAGTACGCGCTATGTGGTGACGATTGCAGAGCAGTGTAGTGGGCGTTGCTGACCTCGCAGTAGAACTTGATGTTAC